TTATTATCATTTGATAAGACAAGCACAATTCCTGCTATTGATTATATAGATACATATTATGATGCTTGCTGTTGGACTGAAAGAATCGGAATTGGTGCTGTATCAACAGAACATTCAGTTATGGCTTCAAATTATGCAGTAGACGGTGATGAAATCACATTTGTAAAAAGACTACTTACGGAACTATATCCTAATGCATCTTTTAGTATGGTATCTGACACTTATGATTACTGGAACATGATTGATAATATTCTTCCGGCTTGTAAAAAAGAAATCATGCAGCATAATGGCAAACTTCTGGTCCGTCCAGATTCCGGAGATATGGTAGAAATTGCTGTAGAGACAATTGAAAAGCTTTGGAATACATTCGGCGGAACAGTAAATAGCAAAGGATATAAAGTACTTGATTCTCACATTGGAATTATCTATGGAGACGGATGTACTCTTAATAATGTAAAGCAGGTATGGGAAGAACTGAAGAAAAAAGGATTTGCTGCAAACAATATCGTATTCGGAGTCGGAGCATTTTGCTTCTCAGCAGTTATAGAACCTGATGGATACATGGTTGTTGTAACTAGAGATATGTTTGGCATTGCTATGAAAGCTACATATGGAATCGTCAACGGTGAACCAATTATGATTTATAAAGATCCCAAAACCGATACGAGTCATTTGAAAAAATCTCATAAAGGGTGTTGTTGTATATATTACGATGACAATGGAGAATTACAGTGTGAAGACGGGTATAATGATGTATTTCGTGACGGAGCGTTAAGTACCGTATTTGTAGATGGGAAAGCTTGCAATAAAGAAACATTTGAAGACATTAGAGAAAGATTAAACGGAGGAAACAAAGATGAGTAAAATTACAGATTATTTATTAAAAGATGATGTAATTGTAGTAATGGATGTGGACGGTGTGCTTGCTCCATATGAATTTTCAGAACTGAGTCACAGTATGACTGATGATGAATGGGATAGACTTGTAGCTTCCGGTGAGAATCCGTATAAAGATGTACGTCCGATTAAATTAATGCAAGAGTTTATTCAGAAGAAAGGTATTGATAAAGTATATACCTGTTCAAAGAGTCCTTTCAGTGAGATCCCCGGCAAAAGAGCTTTTATCAAAGATAATTACGGCCTTCCGGATGATAATATCTATTTTACTTTAGAAAAGACAGAAAAACTTACTGTGCTTCAGACGCTGCAACAAAAGCTTGGGCTTAAGCCGTCTCAGATTGCAATTGTAGAGGATACAGTAAAAACTTTGGATTATATTCGTGCACATAGTGATTTTGTAACTGTACACGTTTCATCATTTATGGAGTAAAGAGGAGTAAAGAGAATGAATTTACAAAGTATTAGTAGATATATAAGTCTTATATTAAGACATAAGCCTGAAGTTATTGGTATTACTATAGATGAACATGGTTGGGCGAATGTAGAAGAACTGATTCAGGGTATCGCTAAAAACAATCCCGGATTTAACAAAGAATTTTTAGAGGAAATTGTACGGACTGACAATAAGCAGCGATATTCTTTCAATGATGACAAGACATTGATCAGAGCGAATCAGGGACATTCAATTCCGGTAGATGTAGAACTGGAAGAGAAAGAGCCACCTAAAATTCTTTATCATGGAACTGGCGAGAAATATATAGCGTCTATTGATCAGAATGGACTGATTCCTAAAAGTCGTTTATATGTTCATTTGTCAAAAGATGTTGAAACCGCCAAAGCTGTCGGCAAGAGACATGGTAAAGAAGTTGTTTATTCTATCAATAGTGAACAGATGTACAAAGATGGATACAAATTTTACTTATCTAAAAATGGAGTTTGGCTGACTAAAAGGGTTCCAGTGAAATATTTAATGAAGGAGGTATAAAAATGAGTAGTACATATTTTACGGATTCAGTTTCAGATCTTTGTCAGGGGATTATTGATAAAGTAGATACTTATGAAAAACGAATTAAATACTTAGAAGAAGAAAACAAGAAGCTCAAAGATGAGCATTATAAAGATTCTGAAATGCAGAGAATGGAAGCAGAACTAAAAAAAGCGAAAGAGGATCTGTACAGAGGATTTCCAATTTCAGAAAAAGAACAAGAGAAAATCAGAGAGTGGGAATTAAAACATGATGCTGAGAAACATGGTTTGAAAACTATGGAACAGAGAGCAATGGGACATGGTTGCATAGGCGGCTCTCTTACATGGTGCTTTACACCAACATCAATCGGAACTATTGGAGAAGTGATTTGCTCCTGTGGCGAGAAGTTTACATTTCAGGATTTATAGGAAAAGATTTATGATTAAAATTATTGAAGGTAATATCGTTAATGCAAAGACAGATTTTATAATTCATCAGGTTAACTGCCAAGGAGAAATGAATACTGGAGTTGCTAAAGCATTAAGAGATTATGATGAAGGTATTTATAAACACTATAGAAAGTTTTGTGAGTTTTGTAAGTTCGAGCCGGAAGAACTACTCGGAACGTGTGATGCATATTTATTGAAAGATAGAGGTCAAATTGTATTGTCTTTATTCGCACAAAATAAATATGGATATGATGGTAAACAGTATACAGATCTTGAAGCTTTTAGAGATGGTTTAAGATATATTTCGCAACATTTTGGAGTATGGCGTGAAAAAAATGGACTAGAAGGAAAAGATCTTTGTAGAACTTCAGTAGCACTTCCGTATAAGATTGGTTGTGGAAGAGGAGGAGCTGATTGGGAAGTGATTTATAAAATTATTGAAGATGAGCTTAAAGATTATGATGTAGAATTATGGAGGCTGGATGAATGAGCGAGGCGATGAATATTATTATAGTCGGTTCACGAGATTTTGATGATTATCGTTTGCTTAAGAAAACTGTGTCAGATTATATCAAAAATAATCAAGTTAATAATACTCAGCAAATTAGAGTTATCAGTGGTGGTGCAAAAGGTGCAGATAGGCTTGGTGAATGTTATGCGTTTGATAATGGTTACTCCGTTATAAGATTTCAAGCTTTATGGGGAGTTTATGGAAAGTCTGCTGGCCCTAGACGTAATAATGAAATGGCAAAATTTGCATCAGAATCAGGCTCTGGTACGTTGATCGCATTTTGGGATGGTGAATCGCGAGGTACAAAAAATATGATTGATACTGCCAGAAGATATGGATTACATGTAATTGTAGTTGAATATGAAAAAGATTCGGAGGAATTAAATGAACAGAAAAGATAATACATTAGAAGGAATAGGTGCGTTTACAGTAATCATCCTTGCGATTTTCACTCTTGTTATCAGTCCGGCATTATCATTTATGTTTGCTTACATAGGTGGATGCATACTGAAATTTTTTGTAGGGGACGCATTGGTTAATGGACTAAATATCATATTTAATACAACTAGGTTTACGAAACCAATGATCCCTGTTATTTGTGCAACAATTGCAACAATTGGTAAATATTTTAAAACAACAGTCGATATGTCAAGACATAAAGGACAGTAGGAGTTTTATATGAGAGAGTACCATATTTATATACAACATACAAAATGTGTAGAAGCTCATTTTAATTACATTATATACAGATGGCTCCCATGGGAATATGTAGGATGTGTAGAAGGGACTAAAGAACTGTATACATACTTTAAGTCAAAGTTCCCATACAGCATGAGAAGTATCAATTTATATCATTCATTCAACTTTTTTGATGATGAATATTTAAAAATAGATAATAATTGGGATTTTATGTGTACTTGTCCGCGTGAATATCACAGATATTTGATTATGGATGATTATGGTAATGTACGAGACTTTCATCAACTTACTAAGAAATATAAAAAGAAATACTATCGTACATATCATAAACATCATGGATGGAATATTCATTGGGCTTCAACAGTGCCGGATCAGCGTAAAAGTATTACACCAGAAGAGATTGTAGAGGTAAGAAATGAATATGGTATTACGCTCAAACCTATAAAACCAAAAAGAAAAACAGATTCATGGGATCATGTGAGAGGATTAAAAGTGTCGGGTTGGAAAATGCAGAGTAAAAGGAGAAAACAGTGGAAACCAATGGAGGGCATTTAAAATGATTAATAGTTTTACTGGAGATTATTACTTTTTAAGTAACTTTTATATGGCACCGGTAAGTTACAACGGATGGGACTATACAAATAATGAAGCAGCTTTTCAAGCGCAGAAAACAAAGAATCGTAGACTAAGATTCCAGTTATTTTCTAAAGCTAGCCCATCAGAGGCAAAGGCAACAGGCAGAAAGATTGATTTGAGATCAGATTGGGAAGAAGTAAAAGATAAAGTAATGTATGAAATCGTACTGGCTAAATTCACTCAGAATCCAGATCTTAAGGAAAAGTTACTTGCTACAGGTGATGAACATTTGGAAGAAGGAAATACATGGGGAGATACAACTTGGGGAACTGTTAATGGTATTGGAGAAAACAGGCTTGGTAGAATTCTTATGAAAGTAAGAAAGGAACTGCAGGAGGAATCAAAATGAAAAAGGCAGCTACTATATTAATTCTTCTGCTTATCAGTGCATTTATGTTGACTGGATGTGCTAAATGTATTGATAAGAAAGAAGAAAGTGTGAAAGTCAAAATTGTTAATGAATACTATAAGCCGAAAGAAACTCGTTTCATAGGTATAATTAATCATGTTCCACAATTTCGGACAGATTATGCCGAGTATGAAATTACGGTAGATTATAACGGAACTGAATATTCTCTTAGTGATGAAAGTACATATCGTAAATATCATGGAAGAATAGGACAAACAGTGTCTGCCGTATTGATTACAAAGACATATGATAATGGCAATGTTACACAATATATTAATTGTTTAGGAGGATTATAAGATGAAATATTACAATGGATATTTTAAAGAACTCAAGAATGAAATTGTACAGTGGATCAGAGACTGGTTCAATCAGAATGGTCCCGGCTGCAATGCAATTGTAGGAATTTCTGGTGGAAAAGATTCTTCTGTAGTAGCAGCGCTTTGTGCAGAAGCTCTTGGAAAAGATCGTGTAATTGGTGTACTGATGCCACAGGGTCAGCAGAAAGATATTTATGCTGCGTACAAGCTTTGTGAATTTCTTGATATTAAATCATACGAAATCAACATTGGCGACACAGTTCGAAGTGTATTGTCAAGACTCGAAAGCTCAGGAATCGAGATCAGCGAACAGACAAAAATAAATCTTCCGGCACGTATTAGAATGTCTACATTATATGCTGTCTCTCAGTCTTGTAATGGAAGAGTAGCAAATACATGTAATCTTTCAGAATCATATGTCGGTTATGAAACTAGGTATGGTGATTCAGCAGGTGATTTTAGTCCGTTAGGAAAATTAACTGTATATGAAGTTAAAAAACTTGGATATGAATTATTGCTTCCTACAGAACTTATTGAAAAGATTCCAATTGATGGATTATGTGGAAAGACAGATGAGGACAATTTAGGATTCCCATATGAAGTTCTGGACAGATATCTTCGTACAGGAGAGATTGACGATCTGGCTGTAAAAGCTAAGATTGATTTAATGCATAAACGATGTCTCTTCAAATCAGAGAAGATTCCGGTATTTAATCCTGAATTAAAAGTGGAGGCAGAATAATGGAGAACATATTTATATCATTCTTGTTAATCGAAATTCTTTTCACAACAATTTTAATAATTAATTGTGCAATTGATGAATTATTACCAATAAAAGAATATAAAAAGTGGTCCCAAAATAAAAATTGGTTCGGTAAGATATATATATTTCTTACAGTTATATTTACTATTCCTGCAGCAATTATTATATATATCGCTTTTTCCATTGTGTTCTTAGTAACATTTATTTATACACTTGGAATTAAAGAGGAGAAGAAATAACATGAAACCATATGATGTTGGGCTTGTTTGTGGGCGTTTTCAAACGTTCCACAAAGGCCATGAAAAACTTATTGATACTGGGTTATTGCTTTGTGATCGGATGCTTATTCTTGTTGGCAGTGCACAAGAATGTGGGACAAAACGTAATCCTTTGAATGTTAATACTAGAATCAAGATGATACGTGAAGTATATGGTGATGATCCAAACATTATGATTTATGCATTATCAGACCTCACTGATGAAAATGATATTACTCCAGATTGGGGTAGATATCTTCTTCAAAATGTGGATCGGTATATTTATAAAAATCCAGATGTAATGATTTATGGTAATGATGATAGCCGGAGCGGATGGTTTGATAAGAAAGATTTAAAGAACACAACCGAATTAATCATTAATCGTGAAGAATTACCTATTTCAGGAACTATGTTAAGAGAGCTTATGATACATGATAAACGGCGAGAATGGATGACTTTTGTTAATCCTAAACTACATAAAATGTATGATGAAATTCGTGGCGAACTTATGGAAAGCATAAAGGAGAATTAATGGAGGAAGCAGATATGACACCAGGAAGGCCGCAACAATTGCCTTACGTATCACCACCAGATAAAAAAACGTCTCAGGAAAAATCTGGTAGTAATATTGTTGTTGAATGGATGTCAGCAATAAAAGAAATTGCAGAAAATGGATATGCCTTGCCTAGCGCAAACGTTCATTCGAAAGATGAAAAATTTCAAAGGATTATTGGTATGTGTAATGCAGTTATTATGGTATTAAAGGAGAATTAATTATGGAATTTACAAAAGCAGCAGCATGGATTTCAACTGCATTAGCAGTAATTGTAGGCATTGAAGTCACGCATTCAGCATGGTGCTTATGGGCGTTTTTGTTACCTTTATTAATGAGTTAAGACAATATGAGGAATGAGGTTTTAAATGGCAAAATATCTAATGAAATATAAAGGTACTTACAGACTAAAAGCTGCAATAGATCAAAGTACCAATGATTATCCCAGAGATGATTCTGGAGGAATAGATCCAAGTTTTGATGATATTTATATTAAATGTTATGGCGGTGCTCAGATATATCATTATGGTTTTTCTACTCTTGTAGCTTATATCCCATCTATAGGAAGAGGACACAATATTTTAAAAGCTATAGCTAATGATATTGGGTTACCGGAATATGAAACTTATGAAGAATTATATAAGGCACTTGAAGATGAAGGAACTGTACGAAGTATCATGGAAAACGACAAAGAAATAGAGTTTAAGTTCCATGCTCGTAAGTTAGAATACATAGCACTTTTTCTTAAACCTGCGATTGCAGGAGCTGATATTAGTCCTTTCTCGACTAAGAACTTACCCAAATGTGATTACCCTATTCCTGAGGAAGATTTAGCAGAATACAACGCTATTTTGGATTCTATGGACAGCAAGGATTACTTGTTAGTCTCTAGGGTAACCGATGCTTTTTTGACTAATAAACTTCAAAAAAGTAAGCAGTATAGGACAATTGATTTGAAAAAAGATATGAAGAAAAAATGTTTAAAAACTAAAGAATATATCCATTCATTAGGCAAATGGA